CACGAAGCAGAAGAACGCTGAGCAGGCCCGCAAGACCCAGCTGGAGCGCTGCAACGGGTTCGGCGGGAACACCCTCAAGGGCTTGAGCAAGAAGGCCCGCGAGCAGCTGGCCAACGTCCGCTATTCCCCTCCGATCTCCAAGGCCGGAAGCGGTATCGCCCGTCACGCCAAGACGAAGGCGAGCATCTGACATGACGCCAGAAGCCATGGCGCTGGAGCAGCGCATCCGTGACGCCGGCGCCCTGGTCGAGAAATTCCAGAACGCCGGAAAGACCCAGAAGGCCCGCGAGGCATTCGCCGTGGTGCGCGAGCTGGTGGCCCAGCGCACGCCGGACACCATCGCTGAAATGGAAGCGCAGAGGGGGATGCGTCATGCGTGACTACGGAAAGGTCTATTCCACTTTCTGGTCCAGCGCCACGACATCCAACCTGTCGGACGACGGCAAGCTGCTGGCCCTGTACCTGATGACGTGCTCGCACAGCACGATCGCTGGTGTCTTCAGGCTGCCAGATGGCTACATCTCAGAGGATCTGAACTGGGTTACCGAAAGGGTTTCGAAAGGGTTTGCCGAACTGTTCGCCAAGGGTTTCGCAAACCGTTGCGCAACCACCAAATGGGTATGGATTCGCAAGCATCTGGAGTGGAACAAGCCAGAGAACCCAAACCAGCGCAAGTCGGCGGCCAAGATCGCCCTTTCAGTCCCGGACGAATGCGGCTGGAAGCTAGATTTCATGCGGGTTTGCGGCGGATTGCTGGACATCGAATACCCGGCCCACGACAACCGTTCCGAAACCCTTTCGAAACCCTTTCTTAACCAGAAACAGGAACAGAAGCAGGAACAGGAACAGAAACAGGAAGGAGGAGAGGCCGCGACTGCTGCGCAGCCGCCCACACCCCAACCTGCAAAGCCTGAAAAGCCAAAACGCGAGCAGATCACGCTGGCGACCTACCTCGAAGCCTGCCGAGCCGCGAAGGTCAAGCCGATCCCGGATGACCACCACGTCAAGGCCTGGGCGGCCGATGCCGGCCTGGCGCCGGAGATGCTGCAGATCGCCTGGGTGCAGTTCAAGGACCGCTACCTGACCGACGAGAAGGCCAAGGGCAAGCGGTACAAGGACTGGCCCGGCCACTTCGCCAACGCCGTCAAGGCCAACTGGTTCAAGCTGTGGTTCATGGGCGACGACAACCGCCCGGCCTGGACATCCATCGGCCTGACCCACAAGAAGGCGCTGGACGCCAAGCAGCAGCGGGAGTCGGCCCATGCGTGACCACGACGACGACCAGCTGCTGGACGAGATGCCGGCGAGCGGTGTGCTGCCGTGGTCCATCGAGGCCGAGTCATCGGTGGTCGGTGCGCTGCTGCTGGACAACTCCGCATGGGACCGTATCGGCGACATCCTGACGGCCGAGGACTTTTACCGCTTCGAGCACCGCACGATATTCGGCGCTGTGGCATCGCTGGTGATGTCCGGCAAGCCAGCCGACGTGGTGACGGTGTTCGAGTACCTGCAGAGCCAGGGCAAGGACGACGAGGCCGGCGGCCTGGCCTACATCAACCAACTGGCGCAGTACATCCCGAGCGCGGCGAACATTCGACGCTACGCCGAGATCGTGGCCGAGCGCGCGCTGATGCGCCGCCTGCTGGCCGCGGCCGAGAAGGTGCGCGAGCTCGCCATTGAGCCGGGCATGACGGCAGTGGAGCGGCTGGACCGCTGCATGGACCAGTTCCAGAGCCTGACCGTGAGCCGCGGCGGGAATGAGCCGCAGGCCGTCGGCGAACTGGTGGCGTCCGTGGTGGACCGGATCAACGACCTGGAGCGCGGCGAGGTGCTGCCCGGCATCCCGACCAAGCTGCCAAGCTGGGACCGCTTCACGTCCGGAGGAAACCGCCCGGGCAAACAGGTGGTGATCGCAGCCCGTCCGTCAGTCGGCAAGACCGCGCTGGCACTCACGATCGCCAAGACTGCTGCAATCGCTGGGCACCCGGCGGCCGTGCTTTCCATGGAGATGGAAAAGCAGGAACTGATCGAGCGCTACCTGGCCGACATCGGGCAGGTTGACCTTGGCCACCTGATGACGGGCAAGCTCGATGGCGAGGAGTGGGCTGGCCTGACGGCTGCGGTGGAGAAGCTCAACAGCCTGCCCATCTACATCGATGACCAGCCGGCTCTCACGCTGGCTGACATCCAGATCAAGGCCCGCAAGCTCAAGCGCGAGCGCGGTATCGAGATCCTGGTGATCGACTACCTGCAGCTGATCGCGCCTAGCGACCCGAAGGCCAGCCGCCACCACCAGATCGAGGCCATCAGCCGCGGCCTGAAGGTTCTGGGAAAGCAGCTGGGCCTGACCACCATCGTGCTGTCCCAGCTCAACCGCGAGGTGGAGAAGCGGACCGACAAGCGCGCCACCCTGGGCGACCTCAAGGAATCAGGCGCCATTGAGGAAGACGCCGACGTGATCGTCCTGCTGAGCAACGAGCACACGCGCGAGGACGGCACTCAGGTCATCCACGCCGAGATGGCCAAGAACCGCGGCGGGCGCAAGGGCTTCTTCAAGCTGGCCTTGACCGGCAAGTACCAGCGGATCGTGGAAACGATCGACGTTCCCGAGACGCGATTCCGCGGCACGCAGTCCACCCCTACCTATGCCCAGGACTTTTGATCATGACCATCAAGGCGCTTCTCTGGAGCAAACGACAGAACTGTTTTCACATCGAACCGCTTCGCCAACTGTTGGCCAAGAACCTGGCTGCCTTCTTTGCCGAAAAGCAACTCAACGACTACCACCTGATCGGCACCGGAACAGACGAAGAGGTCCGCCAGATGGCGGAGCAGATGCGACCAATCCTCACCGAGCGCGACCAGCGTACCCCATCACCCAACCCGCAACCCTGAACCACTGGAGCAAGCCCCATGTTTTCCATCACGAAGCCGACCTTCATCACCCTGAGCAACCTGAACACCCGTGTCGAAAAACACGGCGACGAGAGCGTCAGCGCCATCGACCTGACGATCAACTACGACGCACCGAATGCGGTTCTGGACCATTTCCAGCCGGGCATGCTGGACGCGTTCTACAAGGAAGCCGAGGCCGGCGATGACAGCCAGGCCACCATGGACGGCTTCGAGATCAGCACCAAGCCGCTGCTGCGCTTCAACCGCCTGGGCCCGCAGAAGCTAGACGTCGAGCTGGTGGGCCATCGCTTTGCAATTGAGTACGGGATCGACGAAGAGGTTGGCATCGTTCTGCCTGACGTGAACGTGGGCAAGTTCGTGCTGGAGCTCAAGGAGGGCGGCACGGTGTCCATCAAGTTCCGCGTGCAGACGAGCACGGGACTTACCGAGCACATCATCGGCAAGCTGGCCATGCTGATCAGCCAGGAAGTGCGCGTGACGTTGACGCCGCCCGAGGTCAAGCCCGAGGAGGAAAAGCAGCCCGGCCTGGTGCTGCCCGGCGCCGAAGAGGAAACCAAGCCGCTGACCGCCGAGGACATCTTCACCGCTGGCGTGGTGCCCGGCACTGAAACCGCATCGGTGCACTGAGCCATGAGCATCACGGTCACTCTCCCGTACCCGATCAGCGCGAATCGGTACTGGCGCCCGGTGAAGATCGGGAACCACATCACGATCGTGCCGACGAAGGAAGCCAAGGCCTACAAGGAGGCTGTTGGCTGGGCGTGCAAGAGCGCCGGCATCCGCCAGCCGATTGCCGGGAGAGTGGCCGTCGAGGTTCTTCTGTACCCAGACCGCCCGCAGGATTGGGCCAAGCGAGCTGCGAAAGACCCGGCCGCATGGGATGACACCGTGCGCTGCATTGACCTGGACAACGCCAACAAGGTGTTGCTGGACGCGCTCAAGGGCATTGCCATCGAAGACGACAAGTGGGTTCGCCGCATCGTCTCCGAGCGCATGGAGCCCGATGCACAGCCGGCCCGTGTCGTGGTTCGGATCACGTCCATCGCCAAGGTGGTTGTGCAGCCCGACCTGATCGGGGTGCTCGCATGACCCAGCTCTTCATCGCCCTGTTCGGCCTCACGTCGATCTGGCTGGCCATGGGCCGCAATGACACCGGCCGCAAGTGGGCGCCGGTCATCGGACTGGCCGGGCAACCGTTCTGGGCATGGTTCGCCTACGAGACGAACGCATGGGGCCTTGCCGCCCTGGTGGTGGCCTACACGCTGGTGTACCTGCGCGGCGCGCTGGTGCAGTGGAGGAGCGCATGAAGTTCCTGAGCGTGTGCAGCGGCATTGAGGCCGCATCTTCCGCATGGGTTCCGTTGGGCTGGGAGGCTGTGGCTTTCAGCGAGATCGAACTTTTCCCCAGCGCCGTTCTGGCGCACCACTACCCGAACGTCCCGAACTACGGGGACATGACCAAATTCAAGGACTGGCCAGACCATGCAATTGACCTTCTTTGCGGAGGAACCCCTTGCCAATCATTCAGTGTCGCCGGACTCCGAAAAGGACTGGATGACCCTCGTGGCAACCTCATGCTTACCTACGGTGCCATTGCTGCAAAGTATCGGCCCAAGTGGTTGGTTTGGGAGAACGTCCCCGGCGTCCTGTCCAGCAACGGAGGACGGGACTTTGGCACCTTCCTCGGGATGCTGGGCCAACTCGGGTATGGGTTCGCCTACCGAGTTCTGGACGCTCAGTTCTTCGGAGTGGCCCAGCGACGCCGCCGTGTGTTCGTTGTCGGATGTCTTGGAGACTGGCGCAGTGCCGCAGCGGTTCTTTTTGAGCGCCACAGCCTGTCAGGGCATCCTGCGCCGAGCAGAAAAGCGCGGCAAATCGCTCCCACCATCCCTAGCCGCAGCTCTGCAGGCGGTGGCCTCGGCACCGAC